GCTGAGGTGGGCGCGTACATCAAGCAACGGCGCATTGCGCTCGACCTGTCGCAGCACGACGTTGCGATGCTGGTGGGCTATCCGACGCGGGCGCAGGTCGGAGCCTTTGAGCTTGGGCGCGAGGCGCTGCCTGCAAAGCGCGTGGCGTCGATGGCGGCTGCGCTGCAATGCGAGCCGGAGCGGCTGCGGGTTCCGCCGCTGAGTGAGTACCTGGCATGACTAAAACCATCAACGACAGCATGAACCATCCACTGCGCGTCATCGTGGGCGAAAAGACGTTTGGACAGTTTTATAACTCATGGGACAAAAAGTACCACCTCGCGGAGTATGCCCCGTATGAAACGCTGCCAAGCGTTTACGTGTGCGGAGGGCGGGGTAACTTTTCCCCAAGCCGATCAGAGTTTGCTAGGAATACGTGCGGCGATTGCTGGAGTCTGGTCGATGACTAAACCCGCATTCTTTGCCGGCAAGCCGTACCGGACAAAAACAGACAAAAGCAGGGCATTCCGGAAACTTCTGTCGGAAGACGCTGGGTTTCGGCGGCTCAAGTATCAGGCTGGAGTGCGTGCGCGCAGCCTGAAAAGGTCTTTAATTTGGATTGCAAAGATGACGGTTTTCGGATGACCAAGCGCCTGTCCTGCTGGTCCTGCCGCTTCTCTGCCGGGCACATCGGCGGGGCGTTGCGCTGCACGCTGCACGAGCGGTGGGCGATCAGGACGTGCAGGGATTTTGAGTACGAGCCGGGATGCGACGAGACGGAGAGGCCGGAATGATGCTACCCTATCCGCCGAGCGCGAACCGCTACTGGAGGCACTTCCGGGGCCGCACGGTGCGATCGATGGAGGCCGACAAGTATCGCGGCGCCGTGAGCTATTACGCGCGCGTAGCGGGCCTTACGGCGCGTCTGTCAGGCCCGGTGCGCGTCCTCGTGACGCTGCACCCCAAGCTGACGAAAAAGGGCGAGGCCAGCAAGACGCGCCTTGACCTCGATAACTGCGCGAAAGTGCTCTTGGACGCGCTCCAGGGCATCGCCTTTGAGAATGACAGGCAAGTCGAGGATCTGCACATCCTGCTCGGCGGGCCGGTCGAGGGTGGCGGTATTTCGGTGATCGTTGAAACGATGGAGGTGAACGCATGACCGCACGCGACCTTGCCCCGCTGGAATGCCTGCTGGCCGAGTGGGCGGAATGGATGTCTCACGAGAAGGTCGGGCGTGGCTATCCGTCGCGTGCGGCCATGTTCGCAACGGGCGGTGCGTCGGAGTCGTTCGAGGATTTGTGCGAGCGTGCCGATGCCGCGCGAATTCGCACCGTCGATGCCGTGATCCGATCATTGCCGACAGGGGCATGCGCGGCGGTGCACAGCATGTGGCTCGGGTCGCGGTGGGTGCTGGATTGGATGGACCGGGACGAGCACTACGCGATCGCGTGTGAGCGGCTGCCGGGGGAGTTGAATCGGCGAGGCGTGATTTATTGACCGCTTGACAATCGCGTAGCAGATGCTACGCTTATGACCGTTGGGGCCTCGTTCGCCCAAAATTTCCTGAAGCCCTCCGCGTGAGGGCTTTTTGCATTGGAGCCTATGGCACGCCCCTCGAAGTTCACGCCTGAGCTAGCCGTTGAAATCTGCCGACGTGTGGCAGACGGCCGCAGCCTGCGCAGCGTGTGCCGGGATGAGGACATGCCAAATGCGGACACGGTGAACGAGTGGCGAATCAATCGCGCTGAGTTTTCCGAGCAGTACGCGCGCGCTAGAGAGCGACGCGCCGAGGTGCTGGCCGATGAGATCCTCGACATTGCGGACAAAGCAGAGGATGCGCAGATCGCACGCTTGCAGGTAGATGCCCGCAAGTGGGCCGCATCGAAACTCGACCCCAAACGCTACGGAGACCGACTCGACATTGACGCAACAGTGCGCAAAGCCGAAGTCTCCGAAAACCCGCTGACCGATGAGCAATGGGCCGCTTCATACGCCGTTAATCGTCTGGCGACCTCAACAGGGACCACAGAAGGCGCTGATTGATTGCCCGCTGTCCGAAATACTGTTCGGCGGGGCGCGCGGTGGTGGCAAGACTGACGGGGTGCTCGGCAAGTTTGCGCTGAAGGAACGGCGCTATGGGCGCGGCTTTAACGCCGTTTTCTTCCGCCAGGAAATGCCGCAGGCCGATGACCTGATCGAGCGCGCGAAGGAAATTTACCTACCCTGCGGGGCCGACTGGAAGGAACAAAGCAAGACGTTCGTGATGCCGCACGGTGGGCGCGTCCGATTCCGTCCACTCGAATCCACGGCCGACGCTGGCAAGTATCAGGGTCAGAACCTTTCCGATGTCGCAGTGGAAGAGGCGGGCAACTACGCCGACCCTCGGCCGATCGACATGATGTTCGGCGCGCTGCGGTCTAAGACGGGCGTACCGATTCAGATGATCCTGACCGCCAACCCGGGCGGCAGTGGTCAACACTGGATCAAGCACCGTTACATCGACCCCGCGCCGCTCGGCATGCAGCCGATTACGCGCACGCTGCCCAACGGTGTGCAGTCGCACAAATACGTCTACATCCCGTCGAGGGTGTCGGACAACCGCATCCTGCTTTCGCACGACCCGAGTTATGCCGACCGACTGAACTTGGTCGGATCGCCGGAGCTGGTGCGCGCATGGCTTGAAGGTGATTGGAACGTTATCGCGGGCGCGTTCTTCCCTGAGTTTGACGGGGCGCGTCATGTGGTTGCGCCGCACGAGATCCCCGAACACTGGTTGCGCTTCCGGGCGATGGACTGGGGTTCAGCACGGCCGTTTAGCGTTGGCTGGTACGCCGTCAGTGATGGTGATGACCCACGCTATCCGCGCGGTGCGTTGATCCGATACCGCGAGTGGTACGGATCGACGGGCGAGCCTAACAAAGGTTTGCGCATGACGGCCGACGAGGTCGCGCTAGGCATCAAGGCGCGCGAGGAAGGCGACCGCATCACCTACAGCGTCATCGACCCCGCAGCGTATGCGGAGAACGGCGGGCCGAGCATCGCCGAGCGCATGAGCGTTCATGGCGTGCACTTCGGGCCTGCGGACAACAAGCGCGTCGGGACACTCGGAGCGATGGGCGGCTGGGACCAAGTGCGTGCGCGCCTCAAGGGCGACGACGACGGCCGACCGATGGTCTACATCTTCGCGACTGGCGTGCATCTGATCCGCACGCTGCCAGCCCTGCAACACGACGACAAACGACCGGAAGACGTGGACTCCGATGGTGAAGACCACGCCCCGGACGAATTCCGCTATGCGCTGATGAGCCGCCCGTATGTGAAGGACGCGCCGGAGAAACCCGGGCCGCGCTGGCCGCAGCAGCAAACGATCAATGAGCTTATCGAGCGCAACGCGCGCCGACTACGAGGTGAGTGATGCAACTGACGACACAACCGGGCTACAAGGTCGCGACGGCCGTAACGCCGTCTGACTCGACGCTCGTCAACTGCCGCGCGCTGTGGGTCGGTGGCACTGGAACTCTCGTAATCTCCAACGATGCGAGCACTGCGGGCGTGACGCTGTCTGCAATCCCGACTGCGACGCTCATGCCCATCGAACTCAACGGCGGGCGCGTCATGGCAGCTTCGTCTGCGACGCTGATCGTCGCGCTTCAGTGAGGTAGGACATGGCTAATACGACCGTCGTCGGCGGCATCAAGGAAGCGTTGCCGAGCTACCGGGACCGCATCCTCGGCTTTTCGTCCTACGTGACCATCCCTGAAATGGTTTTCGACCAGAGCAAGGGCGGGAAGTACGTTTTCACGCAGTATGACGGTACGTATGGATCGTTTGGCTCTGCGTTGTCGATTGCGACCGGCACGCTCACCAGCATGAGCAAAACGAGTTTGCAGACGGTTACGAACGTCTCGAACCTCAAGGACACGGCGGGCGCGGCAATCACGGCGGGTGATGTGACCTGCGCATGGTGGCTGTCTGAAACGCGGTTCCTGTTCGTCGGCCGCAAGCTCTCAAACAACAATTATTACGTGTGGCTGTGCAACTACAACGGTTCCGCGTGGACGGTCGGGTCGGAGTCGACCACGTTTGCAAACAGTCAGGCAGTGCTGGCGCTTGGACTCTACTCCGGCGGACAGGCGGGCTTGTCCGGCATCCTGCATTCGCATTCGATGGCCGTGAAGTCTTCGACCGAGGCAGTAATCGGCGAGTACAACATCAACGGTTCGCGTGTGAATGGCAGCACGAACGACGCGGTGCGCGTGTACCAGACGACGGACGGCGGCGCGACATGGACGGCCATCCTCACGTTCAACACGTCCGGGAACCAGATTCGGCACTGTCACGCGGTGCGATACGACCGCTACACGGGCGACTATTACATGGTGTTCGGGGATGATCCGAATTCCGGGATTGTCCGATGGGATGGGGTGTCCGCCTCTCCAGCGGCGAACACGCCAATCACGCAGGCCGGTATCGGCTCGACCGCGGGATGGGAGGTGATGCACGACACGCTCGGGCTAGAGTGCCGGAGTGGGTCGATTGCCATTCACCCACAGTCAGTGCACTACATGGCAGACAATTCCGAGGTGAACACGACGGCAACGTATGCGTTCATCGTCGGCAAGTCGAAGCCCATGACGCGGATTCTCTCGAATTCCTACGAGCGCACGACCGGGCGCCCGCCGCTGCTGTGTTGCGAAATGCCCAACGGCGCAGCCTTCTGGGCGTCCATGCGTGAAGCGACAGACGTTGGCGCGGGGCCGGAGTCGTGGAAAGGCTATGACTTCTGGTACACGCAAGACGGCGTGACGTTCACACGCATCGCCAAGACGCGCGACAACTCGCTGATTACTAGCGGCGTGATTACCTCGATGTTCATGACGAACGAGGGCCGGATCGTGATTGCCGGGTCGAACAGCAAGGGCACCAAGCTCCTGCCGTCTGCGTCAACGAACGGTCAGGGGTCCATCGTGGTCACGCCGTCGGCGTGGGATGGCACCGTCTACACGATGCAATCGACGGCCTGATGACCCCCCAGCAAGAACACCGCAAGTGGGCGCGTGAACTAGAGCGCGCGCACAAGCGCGAGAGCACTTGGCGGGCAGAGGGCGAGAAGATCGTCCGCATGTACCGCGCCGAGGAAAAGAAGGCGAACGCCTTCAACATTCTCTGGAGCAACACGGAAACGCTGCGCCCGGCGCTCTATTCCGACGTGCCGCGCCCCGACGTGCGGCGCAGGTTCAAGGATGCGGACCCGGTCGGCAAGATCGTGTCCGAGGTGACCTCGCGTGCGCTTCAGGTGGCGCTCGATGGGGACCGCTTTGACGGGGCCATGCGCCGCAGCGTGCTCGATGCACTGCTGCCCGGTCGTGGTGTCTCGCGCATTCGCTACGTGCCGTCCCTGTCGCAAGTGGGTGTGACGGAAGAGACGCATGAGGAAGGCGCAGAGGAACCGACGCACGAAGCCCACGAGGGCAACACCGAAGAACTTGAGTACGAACAGGCGATCGTCGAACACGTCGATTGGCAGGACTTCCGCCGCGGCTACGGCCGCGTATGGGACGAGGTTCAGTGGGTCGCGTTCCGCTGCCGACTGACGAAGGAAGACGTGGCGGAGCGGTTCGGCAAAGAGATTGCTGGCGCGCTGCAATACGACCAGGACGAAGACGACGCGCAGAAGGATCGCAGCAGCGACAAGCCGGAAGAGTCCGACGACCAGAAGACCGCCGAGTTCTGGGAAATCTGGAACAAGGAAGAGCAGCGCGTCTGCTTCTTTCAGCAGGGTTATCGCGAAGGCTTGATCTACCCGATCGGCAACGAGTCTGGCGAGCCGCCGATCGAGTTTGAAGGCTTCTTCCCGTGCCCCGAGCCATTGCAACTTGTCGAGGATTCGTCCTCGCTGCTGCCGATCCCGCTCTGGCGCCTGTACAAGGCGCAGGCGGAAGAGCTTGAGAAGATATCGACGCGCATCAACAAGATTATCGAGCAGTGCAAGGCGCGCGGGATTTACGACTCGCGATTGTCCGAGATCGGCAACGTCCTGAAATCCTCAGAAGGCGACCTGATCCCCGTGCAAGGCGCGGCGCAGATGGCGGCGGTTGGCGGGCTTGAGAAGTCTGTCTCGTGGTTCCCGGTTGAGCAGTACGTGAAGATTCTGGAACAGCTTTACGCTGCCCGCGAGCAGACGAAAGCCGCCATCTATGAAATCACCGGCCTGTCGGACATCGTGCGCGGGGCCTCTCAGGCGTCCGAGACGGCTACGGCGCAGCAGATCAAGAGCCAATACGTGTCGCTGCGTCTGAAGCGCATGCGCGGGCTTGTGGCCATCTACGCGCGGCAGATCGTCCGCATGCTGTCGGAAGTCATCAGCGAGAAATTCTCGCCGGAGACGCTGGCCAAGATGACGGGCGTTCAACTGCCCACGATGGCGCAGAAGCAGCAGGCGCAGATGATGGCGCAGATGCAGCAAATGCAGATGCAACAGCAGGCGATGCAAGCGCAGGCGATGGGGCAGCAAATGCCGCCGCAACAACCGCAACCGCCGAATCCGATCCTGCAACAGCCCGCATGGGAAGAGATCGTAGAGATCATGCGTAACGACATGGCGCGCACGTTCCGCGTGGATGTCGAGACGGATTCGATGGTCGCCAGCACGATCGAGAGCGACATGCAGGCGCTCGGGCAAGTGGTCCAGGCGCTCGGCGGGTTCTGGCAGATCGCGATGCCAATGATGCAGGCCGGCGCATTGCAGGCCGACGCCGTTCGCTCAATCACCCAAGCCATTTGCCGACGCGCAAAGCTAGGAACGGAAGTAGAAGACGCCATCGACAAGATGCAGCCGCCGCAGCCGCCGCAGGCCGATCCGCTCATGCAGGAAAAGATGCAGCTAGAGCGCGAGAAGATGCAGATGGAAGGCGAGAAGATCAAAGCCGAGGGCGCAGCCGTGCAGATGGACATGCAGGCGAAAGAGCGGGAACACGGTTACCGCATGCGTGAAATCGAAGCGAAGTCACAAGCAACGATGATCGACGCGCAGGCTAAGGCCATGTCGCAACCTCTGCCGGAGATTTACGCCGATGCGTAGGCGCTACATCTTCCGCGACGGCGCTTGGATGGAGATCCCGCGCGACTACGTGCCGGAGCCTTCCGGGCCGTTGATCGTGCCGGACCTGCCGGGTTATGAGTCGCCGGCAACGGGTGAATGGGTTGAGGGTCGCGCAGCTCGTCGCGAAGACCTGAAGCGCGCCGGGTGCCGTCCGTGGGAAGGCAAGGAACAGGAATTGAAGGAACGCAACCGACAGCAGTCATACATCCGCGAGGGCAACGCCCGCGCACTAGATGAGGCGGCGAGCCGCGCGTTCTATCAGATGGACCCGAGCAAGCGCCGATTACTGGAGCGCGGATGAAACTCTCCGACCTCGCCGAGGTGACGACGATCGTCATGCTGCGCGACGAGCTGGCGCGAGTAGCGCGTGGACTCGACAAGGCGCGCACGTTTTCGATTGTCATGAGCACGACAGAAGCGGGCGAAGTGTCTTGCACGCTGCCGGCTGACTTTGCGCCGGACGTTGCGAACCTCGTTCAGAAGCAGATTGCATTGCTGGACAACGAACTGAAGGGTTTTGGCATCGAGCCCTGAAACAGTAAGTAGCAGCACCCCGAACGGCCTTGGAGAAATCCCGGGCCGTTTTCATTTCTGGAGCGGAGAACCCGTGGAAGAAAGCGAAGTTCAAGACGTAGAGCAGAACGACCCGGACGCAGCAATCGCGGAGAAGTGGGCAGAGATTCAGGGCCGCATGACCGACGACGCGCCGGAGGAATCG